TGTGGTCTTGGTAAGAACCGTGACCACCATACGCCCTTAAATGCTGAGTAAGAAATGCTGTATTTTCATCTCTTGCAACAACGTGATTTTTTCCATCTGGAGACACAATGCCATAATCAAATCCCTTAAATATACATTCCATACTCACAAATTTATCACCATTTTCGATTTCAGCGATAAGCGTTTCTGCTCTTTCCTTTAAATTAGGATCTTGCCACTGCCTGAAGATAACAGAAGAAACCAGCAAGTGATACACATCTGGTAACTCTGATGCAACTACATCATCAGGAATAAGCTCAAAATCATCATTTACAGGCCAGCAGTTGACCATTCCTCCAACCATTTGTTTTTCATCGTGTTCTATGTTTGTGGGTTTAAACACAGGGGTATTGCGTGCCGCCCATACTTCTTCTTTACTAAATATATCGTCATTTCTATTCCATGAAGTAGATACGAGAATTGAAAATACATTATAAAGATCTGGGTCATTTACCGCAGCAGATGTTATATCAAGCAAATCTGAGCTTGCTTTTGAAAGCTGTTTGCCGTCCAAACACTTAGAGTCGTAATTTACAACAGGTGCTGTAAAAGCAACAGAAGCTTGGGAACGTATCTTTTCTTCCAACCCACACGCCTTCTCTGCATCATAAACTTTTATTTCATTCATTTTTAGTTCCCATATTTATAATAAATACAATAAGATGCCCTCATATCACGCACTTGCTCTATGGTAAGTTTGCCTAACTGCTTTTCTGCACTAGCAAGCCAAGTATCAAATTCTGCATGTATTGACTTTTCTGGTTTTTCAGCAGCTTGAGCAACAGTGGTGTTATTTATAGGTTCTCCTATATTTAAATTACACAATATTTCAAATTTTATTCTTTCTAGCTCTTGAAATTCTTCAGAATTAAGGTTTCTTAGTGAAGATTTGCTATATGAAGCTAAAACAATTGGATTAATTAATTCAGATATTTTTTCTTGAGCCTTTTTAACCCATAGTTCAGAAGAAGCTTTCAGCTTTGGCTGGAACCCTTTAGGCTTTCTGGTAGTTGTATCCCCAGAATTTTTAGGTCTTCCTTGCTCTCCGGGTGCAGAAGGCTCTTCAACTCTAGGCGAATTTTGTTTTCTTCTGCTATCCCTAATATCTACCAAAGATTTTTCACCATTCTTTCTTTCATTCAATTCTAGCCCCACCTCTGAGGGAGAGCTTACTCCGGTTTGCAAAGCAATTTTCTTTAGCGAGTGATTTTTATCAACTGAATGATAAGGGCTTACTTTTTCATCTTTACTTTTGTTTTCTGAGTTTACTCTTCTATTCTCAATATCTGGCGTAGCTTTAATGTGTCTTTGTACAAACTCGTCGCTAACTATGTTTCTATCAGCCATATTAAGTAGTAGAGTTGTCATTGCTGCTGGATCTTCTAAATACATTATATCAAATTCAACGATAGCTGGTTGACGAAAACCCATAGATTTTTGTACAATTTTTATTTGTTCTTTCCAGAAATCAATGATAATACTTCTTACGTAATTTAGTCTCTCTACTAATGTTTTTAATGCTATAAAATTATTTGTAGTTCCACTAGCTCCAAAAGTTCCAGTTAATGTTGGAGGTATGCCCAATGCCGAATAAATAGCCATTAGAGTAGGTTTGTATTTTTCTTCTCCAAGATATGATTGAATATCACTGTTTGTTTCTAGCAATTCAATATCTGGACCCCAGACAATATCAACAGTACCTCCACCTACATTTGCACCAAGCATGTCGGCAAGAGTTGAAGACGCTGTTGGCGTGGGTGCTAATTTGTGTTCTAAGCTACCTATTTTCCAAACCCTAATCTTGTTCATAGCACCGTCTAATGCGGCTTTATCAGTAAGTTGGAGTCTTTGGTAAAGGTTAAGAGGCTCGAATGCTGAGTATGTCATTGGATCGGCCCAAGTTTGCCAATCGTCTTTTTTATAGTAGTAAATGCTAGTTTTATCTGGTGGTAATATTACTTTATTATTGCCATTTACGGCACGCAATATATCTGGAGATATTTTTTCTAGCACTTGTTGTGCAACATTTCCATCTGGCCCATTAGATGCCATTTCAAGTTTTTTTATTTCATTTTGCAATGCTAATGGAATCTTCAATGCCAAAACTTTATCCTTAGACAAATTAGCAACAGCACCACCAAGGGGTTCAACCAAGATAGGGTCTATAAAATTGTACCGCCAAGGTATCTCATTCTTGGTAAATTCTATTGCGTCGATATCAATACTAATGTCACTTGCAGCTACAGATCTTTGCATCTCTAGCCTTTTTCTTTTATTTACTTTTGCAGTGTACCACCTTATGGGGACATTAGCTTCTCTAAAGAGAAGATGACCGAGACGCTCTGAGACTCTTTTACCCTGAACCTGCTCAAACCAATCATTGTAAAATCTTTCAATTCTTTTATTAGGGTGAACAAGTCTTATACCTTGTGCAGAAAAATCACCCATCAAGTCAATGGCATTATGAATCAGCCCAATTCTTCTATAAGCATATCTAGCAAAAGAAATGATATCTTTTGATTTGGTTGGTGCTGCTTGTCCGGGTCTAAACCAATCAAAATCCGATGCTCTGAATCCCGGCCTGCCGTCTGCGTAGGTAGTCAGTCCTCTGAAATCTCTTGATGTTGAAGATGCGACAGAATGTGAAGATTCTTCTAAAGCTTTGCTATAAGTCGTAAAAGCAAGAGCTTTTTCTTGTTCACTATCTGTGTCCCAACTCATATAAGCAGGCTTATCGGATAGATAGTTTGAAGCTTGAGCTTCTGACTTTGGATATTTTTTAGACATAAATTATTTTCCCTTTATTTCCTTGCACATAACAATACCTATTGATAGTTACACCAATAGGCATTGAAAAGCAAAAATATTTATTCGGGATTAACGCTTGAATTATCCTATAGGTGGACCCCAAGGATTTGGAGGTGTTGAGAAGCCTATTTGAGAAGCAAGTGCAGTCCCCGGATTAATGTCGGTATATCCACCCAAATCTGCCGACGAAGACTGTGGAGGATAGCTAGATAAAGTTTCTAATGCTTTTGAGACAACTACATAAGTGTTAGGGTCTTCTTTGGGATCTAAATCTGCAATCGCACCGGGACCACCCCCTACTGTTACGCATAAAACACCACCCCTTTGATTTTCTGCTCCATTTACACTATTACAAGTGCGATCCGGAAGGTGATCTCTCCACTGAGGAATTTCTCCAGTCGCTGCAATATTGCAGTAAATATCATAGCATTGTTTATAATTGTTTGTGCCTTCGCTTGTATCTATACCACTAATAACTATTGATACAGTCATAATAGCAATTCCATATGTTGATTCGTAGTCAACGGGTATGCCGGTCAAATACGCAACTGGAACATTCGGTCTCGCCTCAGGGTATTTATCTGGTCCACTTCTAGGAAATATTAAAACTTGACCCAGTAAATCTGATTGAGGAAAACCGTCTTGTGTGACAGGTTCGTTATTTTCACATTTCCATGCTCTAACTGAATGATGAAAAAATATCGTGTCACATACTCCTGCTGTTCCAGAGCTTCTACAAATTCTCGGATTCGTCAACTCATTCTCATCCCCAAACAACTTTCCAGAAAGGTCTGGATACTCAAAGCACCATCCATTTCCGTTATTTTCATTTACGCATTCGCAATCGCATTTTTTAGACATAATAATTTACTCCAATTTTTTAAATTAAAGGTGGACTCCAAGGAGTATCGCCTGCTGGATAAGCCTTAGCAGCAGTAAGAATATCTACACCACTTAGGGTGTCTCCAACCCCAACAAAAACTTTCCCTGTATAATATTCTTGTTTTTCTAGTATATCATGTAAAACTCTAATACCATTGGTGTCTGTACCCTCTCCATCGACATATTTATCATAATAATCAATAGTCGAGGCTTTCCACCAACCCTGCTGTGTGAATAAAAAAGTTCCTAATTTGGTGCAAGGAGATGGGCTGCAATCTAATGGTCTTGCTGTTCCCGGTCTGGTCTCTTTTAGTATTTCGTTGATACACTTAAAAGGGTCGGGGTTTCCACTCCCGCAATTTAATTGATAAGCTACTCGATAAACAACAGTAGGAGGACCACCATATTCACAGTACGGAATATTATCAACAAGGTGTTGAATATTCTTTGCTATCCAGTTGAATTCTTTACCCGCAGCCAAGGAAGTACCGCTGGTCTGCTGGAATTGTTCTTCAACTCCGAAAATATAACCAGTTGTGTTTAAAAATGCCTCCACCTCTGGAAGTGCGTTACAGTATGAGAGCACATCTTCGTCTCGTTCGATTCCACCAGATATATTTTGCCAAGTGAGGTAAACAGGGGTTATGGCTGAATTAAATTTACAGTTATATGACGGAATGGCTGGATTATTGCCCGAATGAGGACAAGGCTGAACTCTAGCCATAAAATTATAATCTATTACATCGAATATTCCAGCACTCCCTGATCCTCTAAATTCTTGATTAATTATATGAGACGGATGTATGTTTGGTTTAATGCACCATTCGCCACCCTGTTGTACACACGGACAATTGCATTTTGAATCTGACATGATATCAATCTTTCGTATTAAGAGGATATTTATTATAATACAGTGATTAATACACCATGATTAATTTAATTTCTTTTTATTATTTTAACAGAAGCTGGATTATAGCCTGCTGCCCATTCTTGGCCATAATACATTTTATTTTCATCTTTCTTACTTTCCATAGCATTAGCTACTCTACCAATAACAGCATAAGAAGGATTGGGTATTTCCCTATGCATGGTTCTAGCAATCATATTTGCAATAACAAGAGCAGAATAACGGTCTTTTCTCATTCTGCCCTTTTTGCCAGTTCCTAGTTTTATCTCCGGTGTATCAAATTTTTCACGCCCAGATGCTGTACGAGTTACCATGATTGTGGATAATTCGGTCTTTAAATCTTCTATATCCATTATAACATCTTCAAGCGTGTCATACAATTTTAATGCTGCACTATCTCCAATCTGATCTTTAAGTTTTTTGAATCTTGTTTCATCTTGTTTCGTGACCATTCCCAGAGTAAGTTGGTCAAATCTTGGAAATAGTAAAAATCTATCCTCCATGTCTTTTCTGAGTCCATGATTGGCTTGGGATGTCCATTCTGCACTTGCAAAGTTTATATATTCTAAAATATGCAAACCGGGAAGACGGTCTGTATCTTTCGCCTTGTCCTCTATAATGGGCAATATGGCGACTTCATTTAATGCGGGGTCCATTTTATCGGGATCTCTTAAACCCTCTGCAATCGCGTATCCGCCGCCCTGAGAGTCAATGCCAATTTTAACGCATGGAAAAACTTGCATCAAGTCTCTGATTTTTCTAACACAAAATCCATAATAATCATTTACTTCAGTAAGGCCCAGCTTTTTTCTGTTTTGAAAATCTTTTTTATTTGTTGTCCAAGAGTAAACTATTCTTTGATGCTGCTCATGAATCTCCATAACTATCAAAGCGAAGTTATCAACCTCACTAGCGGGGTCAATTCCAAATATATACTGCTTGTCTTGACTTCCGCGAGTCATCGCATCAAACGGTCCATCGCACCAAGTTGGCCAATTTTCTTTTGCAACATTTTTGTCGCTCGCCACACATGCCTCTATAACAGTTCTTTTGAAGAATCCTTGTGAGTCCTTTGCAAAACATGCACCATACTCCATTAAATAAATTCCACTATGCATCGTAGCACGAGAACGTGATACCTGCTGGTCATCCATAAAACCTTCAGGAATAAGCTCGTATGGCATTCTTATTATAGAGAACTCTTTATAATTAAGACGTTTCATATATTCTGGTATATCTTCAGCATTTCCATCCTCGATTAGTTTTTCTATATTGCCGCCGCTTTTAATTGTTTTTTGATATTTACGATGGTAATCTGCATAAGGCTCAAAATCATAGCCCGCCGTTCCCGAAAGAATAGATTGGTTGCGATGTCTTTCATTAAATTTTTCTTCTTGCTTTTCAGACCAAACACCATCTTCTTGCATAGCTTTTCTTGTCGCAGCTTCTTTTACATTTCCAGCGGGATCTTTAGAAACAGCCGCAAAACCAGCAACAACAGTTTCATATATTTCAACAGGTATCGAGTTAAATTCGTCTGCTATGATTGTATGAGCACGAAGACCACGAATCTTGCTTCCATCGCCCAATGGCACTGCTATGGTCCAACTATCATTGACCTTCAAAGTACATCTGTCAACATCTCTGCGAGGACCACTAGCATCATTACAAAGACTTCTATAGATTGGTGCATTACGCCAAATAACATCCATGTACTCAAATATGACTTTTGATTGCCTGAATGCAGCACCAACAATTACAATTTTAGATCCGGGTATAAGGAGGCATCTTAGTGCCGCATAAACAGCAAGAAGGTATGATTTTCCAAAACCTCGACTGGCAATATACATAGGGAAAGACTTGTTCCAAAGTTCTTGTAGTATTACTACTTGTTCTGGAAGCAAGTCAACATTGAGTAGCGTTTTTACAGTCCAATGCATATATTTTGGATTACGCATTATTTTTAATATATGAAGATGGAAATTATTTTGTTCCCACTCAGTAAGATTTGTAAGCGGGTTTTTGATATCTTTTACATCTTCTTTTTTCAGTCTTAGCCAAGCATACTGATAATCTTCAACATCGTAACTCATGTGCTTTTCTTAAAATCCTATATGCTACTTGTTCTGCTTTGTACCTATCTCCACAAGCCAAGACATGTATACCATAATCCTCTCTGGCTGTGTATATTACTTTTCTTATGTAGGCTGCCGGTATTCTCAATCTTTTTCTTACTCTCTCTGGGACTTTAGCAGATTTAGGATAGTTATTAATATCATCCCAACTAAATTCAAAAAGAATATATGCGTGTTTGCATTCTGACATTCTTTTCATGCAAGCTTGCCATCTTTTTTCTATACAATTATGTGCAAACTCATCAATAGATTGTTTTCTTTCAATGCATACATAATCTTCTAAGCCGTCTATTGTATAGTCACCAGCATTTACTTTATTTACAACAGTTCCTTCACAATATGCATCAGGAGCAAAAGACCATCCGTGGTCAGGTTTTTCTCTCGTGTCTCTTATTACCGTAAACTTCATGCTTCATCTTCTTTATTTTTATTAAACTGTTTTATTTTATCAAGCATTTGCCATTCTAATATTTTTAAGAAAAAAGATTCGTAGTCATGTTCTTTACCTTTAATATCATCGTGGCATTTCTTGCAAAGCGTTATGCCATTTGCAGTAACAAATCTCATTCCCGGATAATTTGCCCAAGTTTTTATATGATGAACTTGTAACCTATGACGAGAACAACATCCCGGCCACTGACACTGGTGGTTGTCTCGTTTCTTTATGTCTTCTCGCCATTTTGTATATTCAGGACTTTTATAGTCTCTAGAGTCCTTTCTGTATTTAGCCTTTTTAAATTTGTTGTACTTTTTCTGGGTATATGGTTTTCGTTTCTTCTTCGCCATCAATGTCTCTCCGAACCATTCTTTTTACTAACTCTTTGAAAGATACCTTTGGTTCCCACTTTAAAACTTCTTTTGCTTTAGTGGGTCTACCGCAAAGAT